GTCCCGGAATAGAAGTGAGAGATCTCGGCCATTTCGCTTGTCTTCAAATAGTCTTTCCCGTAGCTGTTATTTCCTCTTGGGAAGAATTGATTCTTGTGAGCCATGAGCATAATGAAGGCCCATTCCGCATTCGTCATCAAGTGCCAGCCCGTCCCCTTCTGGGTACAGGCTAGTCTCGAATTGTCGAAGTTGATTGTGTTAGATGGATCTCTTCTTCTCAGAGAGACCGCCCTTGCGGATCCGCCGGAACCATTCACGATAGGGAGATACTTTCCTATCCAGAATTCGTTCTTCGCCGACCCATTCTTTATGAATGACTGGTGAGGTGCGTCGGCCCACGAAGCGTCTATGTCCTTCAACTTTTTCACAGGGAAGCGTACCATGATCGATGGGAAGTTAGAGTTATCGAACATCACCGCGTTTCTACCAAATGAGGCATCCCTAATTCTTCTGTCCATGTCATTTCTTATTGTTGCGTCGGTTACGGCTCCGTTGACAGCGTAGTAGTCAGTTACCCAATCCTCTATTTCCCTGCTGGTTTCGAGAAGTTCGCCTTGAACGTATTTGCCGGAAACAAACTTCATTTCTTCTCACCTACCTCTTCTATCATCTCTTTCGGCTCTTCTAGTTCGGGTTGGGGGAACAATTCCTTATAGTTCTCTCTGAGATCTTTTTCGAAAACAGGGGCATATTTCAAGGCCTCCTCTTCTCCGCCACCCACTGATGTTTCGGCTAGGAGCCCCACCCCTTCTCCAGAGAAGTCGATTTGAACGCTTGCAGTTCTCTTTAGCTGTTCAAGAGCGTCGCTTGACTTGCTGACCTCTTGCGCGGTTATTGTCTTCTTCATACTTCATACACCTCCACCTGAACGGTGTTCGTTTCTGGAATTGCATAGATCGGAGTCGCAACCTTCGGATTGAATTCGAGTACTACCACGGATTGAGGCTCTAGGACGAAACCTTTCGTGTCTGAAACCGAAGATTCTCCGAACCTCAATCTGTATGCTTCTGAATACTTGCTGAGGTTTCGGATCATCATTGCCACTCTGTTTGCCTTTCTCGAAGCTCCGGCAAAGACCTCGGCAGCCACTCCAGGGACAAGTGTTTTCATTCCGGTCACGGGCGCGCTCGATGGAAGGGTTTCATCCCCAGAGATGACCACTTCTCCTATCTCGTTCGTTCCGGCGGGGAGCGCGTCTGTGATCTTCTTGATTCCGTCGGTACTCTTTATTGATTCGATCACGGTTTTCAAAGCGTCGAGAGTGGTTTCTTCCGCAAAATCCAGTCCGGAGATGGTTTCAAGCAAAACTCTTGCCGCTTCGAGAGTAGTCTGGGTTGCGAAGTCCTTCCCTTTGAGGTTCTTGAGCAGGCCAATCATTGTGTTCAGGGAATCAGCATCTGCGGTGGTTCCAAGAACTTCAAGGAACGTTTTTAAGGTTGCAAGGTCTGCAATCTTACCCTCTTCCGCCATTACTTTTGATGCGCCGTCTGCCCCTTCAAGATATTCGTACTGTTCTTCATCTGAGTTGAAGTATTGTGGTGCTGGTTTTCCGTGCGCGTCTGCTCTGATGCGCCTTGTGCTTCCGTTCATTTTCCATCCCTCCTTACAGATACTTAGGTGTGAATATCACCTTGTATGTGAGTATTGAATCGGCTAGTATGTAGTTCTCTCCCTGGATCAATTCCAACTTTGCCGGGTAGTGTTTCGTGGTATCGACCAGAACGAACGGGGTCAGGGTCTCGGTCTCTTCGGTTTCGAGAACATACAGAACGGTTACTGTCTCGCTATTCCATCCGGTAGCCACCGAAGCTGAAGCTGCCAGCTTTTGGCAAGTTCCGTCAGATCGGATTACCAGACAGTTCGTTCCGACTGCATATCCCGAAAGCGAGAGATCCCCCGAACCGTCAGTCTCTTTCTCTTCCCTCTTGACCCTTCTCGTGAGAGTCCCGTCAGACGAGAGCTGATCTCGAATGTCGTCGATTCCATGAAGTTCGCCCGAGAAGTGAAGTCCACCGACGACCTTCTTCTGTGTCTCATCATCCATGTAGGTCACGTATGCGGTGCAGAGGAAGAAGTGATCGTTGCTTTCATCGATCTCGAGAGACAGCCCGAAATCCTCCGAACCTTCCTGAGAGTCCCAGCCGACCGATCTCACGCCTTCCCAGTAGTCGTCCCCTACGATCTCTCGAACCTGTGAGCCCGTAAGTTCGTCCGCATCCGTTACCTCGAACTCTTCCTGCATGATCGGAGCCAGCTCGCCCTTCTTCGTCAGGTCGATGATGAGAATGTCGATCGTCTCCCCCGAATCGTTCGTGACCGTCTTTTCGGCTCCGTCTCCTTCGATGATCTCGTCTCCGAAAGATGAATAATACTTGTGGCCGTTGACGCTCGTGAACGGAACCGAGCCTCCATCGACGACATCCGCTTCTCCGTGGTCGTTGCTCCAGGTATCGCCGTAGAGGATAGCCGAGATCTCGACTTCTACCGCTCCTGGATTCTCGACCGAACCTCCTCCGACGAAATCGATCTCCTGCTCTTCTCCACTCACGAATGGATCGGGCATGATTAGATTGCAGCCGAACGTCATCACGAGAGCGTTGTGGACCGGGCCGCTCAACACTCTCCCCTCCACGAATCGGCCATATATCTTACAGTTGTAGGTTCTATCCGGTTCATCCGGGAACACGACGGGTTTCGCCTCGCTTCTCGCCGTCGAGAGAAAGGCTTTCAGAGCGTTTACGTTGGTTCTGAGAGAAGACACACTCGAAGCGTAGATCTGCCCTGCCAGCTTTATGATCCTCGTCTTGAACCCGTTATCGTGTATGTGAGCTCCGTTCATCCCGTCATAGAGCTGAGTCTCCCGGCTGTTGAGTTCCGCTGTGTCTCTCTCCGAATCCTGATTGACAACGAATCCGTATGTAGCTTTCAGATCCGTGCCATCGAAAAGTACGCCTGCCATTTACACCACCACCTTTACAGTCCGTGAGACCTGAGAGTCTGTTGAGTCTCGAAGCCGACGTTAACCGGAGAGTTGAAGCTCCAGCCTTGCATCAGGAACCTCATTGCGCGGATATTCTCGTTTATCTCCCTGAGATAGAGGTTTGAGCTTCTCTCGATAGCGAGAAGGACATTCGCTGTCTGTTCCGTGATCGACTTGACCGTATTCGCTCGCTTCGTGTCGATCTCTTCCGGTACTTCGAGCCAGTCCCTCGCTTTCTCCCAGAACTCCTTGCTCTTTCCCATAGCCTCCTGCATGAGAACATCGATCTTTTCCCATTCTTTGTCCGACATTTCGCCGTCTCTGAGAGCCTTGTCCATTTCCTTTGCTATCTTCTCGAAGATCTGCTTCATGGCCGCTGTTTCCAGGAAGGCTTGAATCAGTCCTTGTTTCACCCGGTTTCTGATCGTCTCTTCGAGGTTCTCGGCGAAAGCATCGAAGGTGTCGGCATTTGAGAGAGCGTTCTCAAAGTCGCCCTTCATCTGCTCGATAGCATCGGCTCCGGCTCCGAAGAACCACTCGATATCTGCTATCAGGTTTCTGAGCCACTTGCTCTGAACGTTCTTCAGGCTCTCCCAGAAGATTTCGAACTGCTTCTTTGCCTGAGAGAGGTTGAAGGTCAGGGCGGTCATGAATAGCTGAGGAAGGTTTCCGGATATCGCAGCCGAAAAGCCTTGAGCCAGAGCGTCGAAGAAGCCTAGACCTTCTTCTTCCTGAACTTTCACAGTCGCTTCCGCTATTGCATCGAGAAGGGGATCGAGAACATATTGCCTCATATACTTTTCAGAGAGAGATTCGGCGTTCTCGAAGAAAGCCATGATGAATCTCAAGCCAGCTCCCTTCCCGCCTTCCTCGAGGATCTTTCCGAGGTCGTCTGTCATTCCCCTGGCGAATCCTACGATGTCGTCCATCGCATCTCTTGTCTTCTTGATCTCTTCGGCTCTGAGATCATTTCTCAGTTTCTGATAAGCAACATTGATCGCATACTCGGACTCGGCATTCCCTTTGGCGGATTCGAGGACCTGCCAGTAGTATTCGTCCAGCAACTCCAACTTTTTCAAATAGAGGACCTCTTCAGGGATTGCCTGAGCCTTGTTTTGAAGCTCTTTGTCGAGTTGTCTTTGAAGCCTGAAAATCTCGTCAGCCACTTTCTGCTCGAGTTTTATTCTCTCCTCGGCAGTGCCTTCGTAGAAGTCCATCCAGTTCTGAAGGTATCTGATCCGGTACTCGACCCCGATCCTCTCAGTGCTGGCTATTTCGGAGATCTCTCTCTCCGCCGCCTCGACTCGCGCTTGGGATTCGGCCTCTTTTTCGTCTATAACGGCCTTCTTCCTCTCTTCGTAGAGTTCCTTCTCGAGATCGGCCTTCTCTTTCTCGATCATCTCCGTGACTTGGAGTTCCTCTTCCTTCGAGCCTTTGAAGACATTCCCGAACATGTTGAGGTAATTGATCTTCTGCTGCTGGTTCATATGCTCGAAGCCGAGAATCTGTTCTATCGTTCCCTTTGCTTGCTGGATTCTCTCCCTCGACTTTTCCTCTTCCTGCTTGATGAGATCATTAAGACCTTTGAGGACCTCTTGATTCGCGGCGCTCTCGACCCTTGCGACGTAGTTCAGGATCTCCATCGCCGTCTTGTCATCGGCATCAAAGAGGTCCTTCAGGAAGCTCACTCTTCCAGTCTCCGGGAGTTTCCCGACGAGCTGACTCATGAGTTCCCATTGAGAAATAGCTGACTCGCTCAACGCTTTCGAATCGGCTACCATGACCTCGAATCTGAGTTTGAGATTCTCCCATGTCGAGATCGTGTTCTCTTCGATCTGCTTAGTTGCATTGACCCATTCCCTGAGCCAGGTCGGGTCTTTCGTCTCTTCCCAGAGTTTCTGGTAGATCGAGGAGATCGCTTTCTCTCTTCCCTCGACTATCGAAAGGGCTTGTCTCAGCTCGGCCTGAAGGTTTTGAACGGCGGGAGTTTTATCTATTTCCTCCGTTGCGATTCCTTGCTTTTGGATTTCCAGTTTCTTATTCTGAAGATCTTCTTCGATCTTCAGTTTTTCTTTGGTCGCCTGTTCTAAGAGTTCTCTTTCTTTCGCCAGATCCTGCTGGAGTCTCGCCACTGGATCGATCGCTTTATCAGGCGGAGGCGTTCTCAAATTTTCTCTGAGAACCGCGACTTCCTTGATCCACTCCTCTTGCTCCGTAAAGAACTGAGAAGACTCCTGCGAGAGTCTCGAATAGATGTTTTCGATGCTTTGGGCTATGTCGAGAGCGACGTTTAGGGTTCCCTGAGCGACGGCTTCATCGTAGAGCTTTACCAGCTTGTCTATCTCTTCGATATATTCCGCGACCTTGTTCTTTGATTCCGCCGTCTCTTTCATCGCTCTCTCAGACCAGAATATATAAGCGCTCCAGAATGTCTGATTCTCCTGACCAGTCTGCACGCTCTCCTGGTACATGTCTTTGTACGAGCGAGCGATCTCCCGGGCGATTTCCCTCGAGGCGTTTGCGGCTTCTTCGCCTTCCTGTTTGAGTGTGTGGTAGTACACCCTTGCTCTTTCCGTGATCTTGTCCAGCACAGAAGCGGCCTCTTTCGTCTCGACTGAGAGAGCGGCTATCGAGTCCTTGTATTCGTCGAAGTATTTAGCCTGTTCCTTTCCAGCCACGACTGAATAGAGCCAGAGTTCGAGATTCGCATTTGCCAGTTGTTTCAGCTTTGAAGCAGCTTCGTCGGTCGCTCCTTTTTCCAGGAGAGCGTTGTATTCCGTCCTTAGCTTATTGATTTTTTCTAGCTGTTCTGTCTCCCACGAGGCCTGTTCTTCCTGCTTCTTCTGAACGAGGTTGAAGACTTGCTCAGTCGTGATCCCGAACTCTTTGGCCTTGTCTCCGAGAAGTTTGAAGACGTTGTAGTTCCCCGTCTCTCTGTATGTAGTAGCGATCGCCGAAAGGATCTCCGACTGCTTTTCGGAGAGGATCTTCTCATAGAGGTTCGCGTGTTCCATGTCTTGCCTGGTCATCGCGGCTCTGTATTGAGAGTAGATCGCATAGTATGCTGCTTCTTTCTGAGAGAGATCCTCATAGAACTTCTCAAGCCTCGTCTTCGTGCCTTCGTCGGGCTTGGGCTCGATCTCCTTTAGTTGTTCCTGGATCTCTGACGCTATCTGAGCGTATTCATCGGCAAGAAGAAGAAGATTCAGATTCGCCTGCTCGATCTCGACCGTGTATTCATACTGCGACCGAGCATATGAAGAGAGCTGCTGCGCGGCTCTCATCGCGTCCTCAAGTCTTCCCTTGTCCGAGTAGTCAGCGAATACTGCCTTCAGGTTCGCGATCTTGTCCGTGACCTTGTCCAGCTCGCCAGAGAAGAGAAGAGCCCTTCCCTCCCACATCTTCCATGCCTTGAAGGCTTCACTTGCAGCGTCGGAACTCTCTTCGGTGTTGTAGAAGATCTCTTTCCACGTATTTGCGAGCTGCCTTGCGAGAGTGATCTGATCCTCTGTCTGGCCTGCCGAGATTGCCCGGCCATATCTCTCGATAGCTTCGTCCCTCTGGCGATACAACTTCTCGAGGGTGTCCTCCGCTTTCTCGGTCATGGAGAGGACCTGATCGAGGGAATAAGCCGTCTCTTTCTCTATTCTGGCGAGATACGATTCGTCTCCGGTCGCAAAGTATGCGTCTATGAAGGCTCTCGCGAGAGAAGTCCTAGCAGCTTCGAGTCTATCGAGAAGAATCTTGTTTTCGGAACCGACGAGATCCTTCTCGAGGTCCTGTATGAGCCGTTTCTCTTCTTCGATCCTCTTGTCGTATGATCTCTTTCTCGACTCGACAATGCTCTCGAAAGTCTCTTCCGCTCCCTTTCGGATCACGGAGAGAGCATCGAGTTCAGAAGCCGCCCACGCTTTGGCCTGTTCGTCTCCCTGCCTCGTAGCGTAGAGTCTGATCTTCTGAGCCGTGGAATACGCCGACTGAAGAGATCTCTGTGCCGTTTCCCTGTCATATTCGCTCTGAGAGTCCTTCAATGCCTTGTAATCGTTAATGTACCTATCAAAGATGATTCTTTCGTTGGCGAGCCATTTCGCCCAGTAATCATCCATTCCTGAACCGATAGAGTCTTTGATCGTTTCGAGGTTGTTGATCAGTTCCTCGGTAGCGTCAGCACTATTTCCAGCAGCAGTCTTGAGTTCGGCAAATGTCTTCATACTGAGGTTGATTTCCTCTATCTCCGAGCCCGTATCTCCGAGAGATTTGTTCAGCTTGTTTACCTCGTCGTCGAAGTTTGTCAGGATCTCGATCGGGAGTCCCTCGAAGAGCTTCTTGGTTCTTTCCTGCATTTTCTGCATCTCAATGCCAATTTGCCGGGCCTGTGTTGCCGAAGCCTCGGTCAATGGCGGGTAATCAACGACAAAAGCCTCAGAAGCTTTCTTGATTTCAATTGCTTCCTTCCTGATGTTTTCTATCTGTTGCTCAGAATAAATGTTCTGCTGTATGAGCCGATCTTCATACTTGTCTAAGAACGCCAACAATTTTTCGGATTGTTCTATTGCACCTTGCCCGAACACACCAGTATTTCTAATCTCCGTGATCTGCTCATAGTATTCGCTGAGAGCATCACGCAGAGGAGCGAGGTTGGCTAACTCTTCCTGCTTCGTGCGATACGCGATCGTAAGATCGTCCAGTCTCTTTTGAGCGTCAACGATCGCCCTCTTCTGCTCGTCGACCTGAAAATTCAGTTGCTGTTTCTTTATCTCGAGGTCGGCGATTCGCGCTTTTGTTTGGGCCTTCATGAGTTCTATGTTCAGTTTGATCATTTCCCCTTCCATCTCGTACATGCCGACGAGTTCGGGATTTTGATCAACGAGCTTCTGAATTGATTCTCTGAGCCTGTTATAGTCGCCCTCTCCTGTCGAGACGGCGAAGTTATGTTCATGAACTAGGCTCGTGAGCTGGTCCATTGAAGTCTGGAAACTATCCGCTTCTCCCGACACCCTGTTCAGCTCGGATAAGTACATCTGAAGGACACTCTTCGCGCTCTCGACCTCTTTCGCCACTTCGTTTATCGAGATGGAGAGGTCCTCCGAGCTCTTATCGAGGTCCTGAAACATGTCCCTGAGTTTGTATGAGTCGTCCAGGATGAACATGATTCCCCTTCCCAGGCCTCCGAGAACATCGATCGCTGCGTTGAATGCAGGGTTTACCTTCTCCCATAAGAGGATCCCCACGGCGCTCCATATGTTTGAGAGAGTCTCCAGCTTGTTGCTCGTGGAATCAACCATCTTTCCATATGCGTCCTCGGTCGCTCCCGCCTTACTTTCCATCTCTCCCATGATCTCGTTGAAGTCAGACATTTGAGCGCCTGTAAGAGAGAGGACTCCTCTCAATGCCCTGACATTCCCGAACATCTTGGCCATTGATTCCCCGTTGTCGCCGACTTTCTCTTTCAGCTCCTCGAGGAAGGGCAACAGACCTTTTGTATGCAAGGCAGTCTGAGAAAGCTCTATCCCGTACTTCGCGGCTTCTTCTTTGGCCTCTCGTGTAGGATTCAGTATTGAGACCAGTACCTGGTTTAGATACGTCACTGCGTTCGTTGTATCGATACCGCCTCGAGTCATAGCAGCGATGGCGGAGACAAGAACGTCAAGTTCCACCCCGAGAGTCGCTGCGGTTGGGATGATTGCCCCGAGAGACCCCGCCAGTTCGTCGTATGTAGTTTTTCCTTCGCGGACTCCTGTGAAGAGAGTGTCGTTTATGTCTACGACATCGCGCACTCTGAGACCGTAGGCGTTCAAGACAGTTGTCGTAATGTCAACCGCCGTCTTGACATCCGTAAGACCTGCAACGGCAGCCTCTGCCGATCTCTCGACGACATAGAGAGAGTCTCCCATCTCGACATTCGAGGAGATAGCCTGGTACATCGCTTTCTCGAGAGTACCGATCTCTTGAGGAACTCTTGCCGACATGTCCAGCAGCGCACCGGTGTATGACCGGATCTGTGACTCATTTGCGTCCACAAGTGTCCAGATCTCTCGCATTCCGGTCTCAAAGTCAAGGAAGTTTTCCTTTGCGGTGTTGATCGCCTTTGCGACCATCAAAATTCCGCCTGCGAGTCCGGCCCACTTCGCGATTGTGCCGAGAATGTTTGTCATTCCCGAGTACATTCTCGAGAGTCCCTGTTCACTTGTCCGTGTTTCGAGATCTAGCTCATAATATAATCGATCAACCAGCACTGGAATCACCACTTGGAGAGACCCCAAAGAATGCAGCGAGAGCCTGTTCCGCACTTTCAGGATCTTTGATTTTCTTGTCAGAATCAACGCTGTTCAGCATTATGATCAGCGATTGATAGGAAGTTTCCCAGAAGATCTGATCTATTGACCAGCCGAATTGAGAGAGATTGAAGGCCAGCCGCCCCCAGTTCGGAGGTTCGTCGTTTACATCAGCATCTTCGTCATCTGCGAAAAATTTGAGACATCGACCAGCCTTCGGTATTCCTGGACTATCGCTTTCATGTCGAAGATGTTCAAATCGTCGGTGATCTCTTCTATCGAGAGAATGTGATCCTTAACGATTCCCGGTTTCTTTCCATCAACAATTAGCTGGATCAGTTCCGGGACCGCATCATAACTCGCGAACATCTGTTCTACGAACTTCTTCGAGAGCATCGGAATGATGTTCGCCAGATCCTGCTTACTCTTCGCCTCTTCGAGTTCCTTCGCAAACTCAGGATTCAGGAACATCCGCTCGGTCTTCTGGGCCTCTTCGGAGATATACCTCATGAGCCCGATGCTTGGAGGTTGAATATAAATCGTCTTTCCATTGCTGAGTTTTATCGGTTTTGGTGTCATCGAGACGGCTTCGAATTCATTCCTTTCCTGTTCCTTTGTTTCCACTGGATCTTTCGGCATTGTGTTTCCTCCCTTCTCAATGTAGAAGAAAGCCCGGTTTCCCGGGCTTCTATTAAACGGTTACTTTCGTGAGTTTCGGAGCAGCGTAGGTTATCCCTCCCGCTAGGTTTGTTGCAGTATGAGCCTCTACCACGGTCGAACCATCTCCTGAAGCTATTGCGCTCACGAGGAGATTTGCTTCGGCATCATCGTTTATCGCAGCCGCGACTTCGAGAGCCGTCGACTGGACAGCCGATCCTGCGTTTGTCTCAAGAGTGACGGTGATAGCATCTCCGGTCACGGAGACATCGAGAGACTGACTCGCGCCCGCGTTGACGAATGCGATTGTGATGTCGTTCCCGTCAGGCCCCGAATCAACCGCTGTTAAGTGGACGGCACTGTTCGCGTCAGGCGAAGCGTTGTCGAGTGTGAGTTTCGCCTTCACGCTTTCAGACGCGAGAGAGACAACCATCAACTTCACTACTGCGTTGCCGTCGTTATTTACGGCTATCTCTCCGTCGGGCCTGATCCTCGCTCTGGAGAGCTCTATCTCGTACTTGACTCCATTCAGCGTCTTCGTAACGAGTTTCAGGGACTTCGTGACCCCTTCCGAGACTTCATCAGGAAGAGTCAGGATGTTATCGTCGGGTGCTTCGCCGATCGTTCCGTTGAAGAGAAGTTCGAGATTGTCAAGGGCACAATCAGCGAGATTGATCTCCATCTCTCGCCTAAGTTTGGTGCTTATGATCATCTCGGGTTCGACATCTTGATCATTGTCTATCTCGACTTCGGTAGGCGTTGTCTGTCTGAATAGCACACCGCCCTTTGTCTTTCCGAGCTCATTGTTTGGTGTGCCTCCTGCATCGCCGAAGTACACTTTGTCAACTGCCAGTATGAATTCCGACATTCAAATCACCCCCTCTTATGAGGAGACTCTGGTTATTGTCGGGGCAGAGGTGTGCGCGAGATTCACCAGCAGAAGCTTCACGACAGCGTTTCCGTCGTTGTTAACCGTGATCTCTCCATCCGGCTTGATCCTTGCCTTCGGTAGAAGGACCTCATAATACACCCCACCTATCGCTTTTGTGGTGAGTTTCACGGCCTTTGTTACACCAGCGGAGACCTCTGTCGGAAGTGAGAGAACGCTACCTGCTACCGTTCCGTTGAAGACGAGAGCGAGGTTATCCAGCTTGCAGTCAGACAGGTTGATCTCCATTTCCCTTCTGAGTTTCGTGGTGATTATCGCCTCGGGTTCCACGTCCTGGTCGTTGTCTATCTCAACCTCTTGAGCTGCGTTCTGCCTGAACACGACTCCGCCTTTGGTTTTTCCGAGATCCACATTCGGGGCTGTCCCGACATTTGCGATCTCGACTTTGTCCACAGCGAGTATGAAATCACTCATGGTTCATTCCTCCTCTATTGCCCGCTTTCAACAATGCGGACATTGAATCTGAGTTCTTTGTAGCTTTCCATAGGCATATCCGGATCTATCAGAGCGGCTCCGCACGACAGAGGCTCAAAGTGGTACAAAGTGCCTCCTGTCGGCTTCAATGCTGCCGATAGAGCGGTCATTACATCATCTTTCATGGTCTCGTGGCCTGAATTGTCGATCATTCCGTTCGACAAGAGACTTCGGTACATCAGGATTTGAAGGTAGCCTCTCTGGATCGGGAAGTCATACATCGAGTTCCTGAAACGGATCACACACGAGGGATTTGTGAAGCCTTTCGGCCTGTTGTTCTTGAACACATTGGAGATCTTCTTCTTGATCTCTACATAGGCCGCCGAGACTAGCTTCTCATCTACGAATTTGATCATCTTGATCGCCCGCTTAGGTCTTCTTCGATTAGTTCCGGCAGTCTCGCCGCTGCTTGAGAGATGACATCGTGGCCTTTAGCTTCTACATAGATGCCATATTCCATCCCGGCGTAACAAACCAGCTTGACGTTGCCTGGCCCCGACTGAAGCTCGCCCGCGAACTGGTCTGAGTTCTCCCGGGCCACCGGGTGTTCGCCATTTTCGTTGGAATTGACGACGTTCTCCACCTGACCATCAACGGCAACAGCATAATTGATCGAGTTTCTGAGATTGCCCGTCTGGTCGTCGAATCCTTTCGTTTCCCGGGCGTAGTTCGTGGCTAAAATGCCGATGCGGTGGGCCGTGTGCACCATGTCGCCTTTCATCCGGCCTCGAAGATCGCTTACGAGTTTCTGGATGCTGTTAAGGTTAAGTGGTATGTTCATGTACGATCACCTCCCTGTGCCTGGGATAGGAGAGAATCCGGGTGACTTCGTACCTCTTCGAGTCGATCTCGATCCTGTCGCCCTGAATCACGTCCTCGTCTTCGTGAAGAAAGAGGGTCCAGTAGTCCATATCCCCGAAGGCAGTCTCAGAGACTACGTGATAGCGAGTGTTTATCCCCGGTTGGAAGGAACGGTCTTCTATCTGGAAGGTGTGAACCGTCTCGCTTCCCTCTATCCAGTTTCCGTTCGTATCAAAATAGCCTTCGGTTTTGCGGAATACCGAGACGGTCTTCATAGCGAACTCATCCTCGTCCTTCTCTTGTATCTTGCGGAGATCTCTTCAATACGCTTCTGGATTCCTGTTTGATCGAGTGTCTTTCCGTAGGCTCCTTCTCGGAATGTGTTGAATTTCGGATCATCGGGATTTCTGAGGATGGAGAGAAGAACTTCTCTCTCGGCGAGATCGAGGTACTTCTCATGAAGAGAATCCGAAGGATCGAATTGAAGAGTCGAGATCCCTCCCGCCAGAGCTATGAACTTCGCGTATGTGTCATCGGCGAAGAGTCTGTTATCGTCGTCCGCCATTCTCAGTTTCAGAGCCTGTATGAATGTCATTGCTCATCACCCCTCTTTCGCTTCAGGTTCCTCCTCGAGGATCTCCATCGGCATGATGTAGCCCTTTTCCTCGAATCTCTTCACGTCGGTCTTCTTCATGTCGGAGATCTCGCCTCTCTTGAAGCGTTCCTTCCCGTACTTCACATTCATGAGCCACTTGACCTTTATTGTGGTTTTCTTACCTGCCATCGAGGTTCCCTCCTCTCAATAACAAGCCCGCCGGTTAGGGCGGGCCAGTTTATCGATCGTTGTCTAGGTTCCTAGGTTTATTCAGTGTGAACGGTGGCTATGAACACGGTGTCAATTCCCTCGAAGGAAGGAAGCCCGATCATAGACACGACGGTCTCGACGTTCACGGGGACCTCGGCTTTCTTGAGTGTGGTGAGAGCAACGCCAGTGTTAACGATCTCGACATCAGCGCCCGGGGTGGTCATAAGATCGGACTCCTCCGGGGTAGTGCCGAACACGCTCGAGCCGAGAACTCCGGCAGGGAAGAGGGTAAACACATTGTCAGGGAAGAACTGAGTCGCAGTCCCGCTCGCGTTGTACTTCTTGTTGTACACAGCGATCTGGATCTTCGTGTGCCTCTCTAT